ACCAAAAGTAGAGTTACCTACGAATGGTGCAGAACCAGTATCCTTTTGAATGGTGGGTGCAGCTGCAAGGATTGATAATCTGTTGACTAATCCTTCTGCGAATATTTCGTCCTCTCCCTGATTTCTATCAGGTTGATTGAAGAGTTGAGTGAAAACATGTGTGTTAGTGTAATGAGTGTCAAGCATGATATCCCTATAGATACTACGTTTGATAGGATACTGACCGAACACTTCAAGTGATTTTTCGTCTATGTCTACTAAGACGATATCGTCTACCTGAACTTTTTCCTGACTCTGATGAAGAACATCAAAGTAAGACCATGTGATATTCTCTACAAGATAGGGAGACCAAATTTTAAGACCGAATAGTAACGCAATGGTTACTAAAACTGTTTTCCAACTATAAATCATTCGGGTGGGTTATTATGTCCTAGTAATGAATGGTCTAAGATTGGGTGACTATAGTCTACCTCATTCTTTGATTCATAGTCTACCATTGCTTGTCTAATAGCATCTTCTGCTAGTACACTACAATGTAATTTGATTGATGGAAGTTTAAGAACTTCTGCAATGTCTTTGTCTTTGATTAGTTTTGCTTCTGCAATCGTCTTACCCATCATCATGTCTACGAATAATGACGAAGATGCAATTGCACTTCCACATCCGTAAGTCTTGAATTTTACATCGACAATCTTTTCGTTGTCATCGAGTAATAGTTGGAGTTGCATGACATCACCACATGCAGGAGCTCCTGCGAGTCCTGTTGCAACCTTGGGGTTCTTCCTGTCGAGTGAACCGACTGAATGTTTTTTGGGGTTATCGAGAACTGCCTCGAATCGTTTTACTACTTCTTTTGAATATGCCATACTAGTATTTATACACGAAAATAATCTTTCCTTTTATTCTTGTGTAACTGATATTGAGCAACCACCAACTGTTGCACAACTTTGTGAAAGTGAATATGTTTGTGCTGTTGTTCCTTGTTGCAAAAGATTCAGTGTTGTTCCGTATGAACCACTTAGTGTAATGTTTGCAGTATGACCAGTAGCTCTCTGTATCGCTGAAACGGTATTATCATCGTTATAGATATTAAGATTAAGTGTCTTTGCACCATCTCCTCGTTGTTCTACATACACATCATTTCCACTACTAAAGATTAATTGATTGTAAGTATGACCTCCATTACCTGAATTTGCCTGCCAACCTGAAACATTATTATTACTTCCATGTATATCTAAGTTTGCGTAATGTCCTCCACTCTCAATTCCATCATAAGCGAATGTTGTATCAGCTGCATTATTTAATTTCCCACCTTGACCCCAACGAATACTATTATTTGAACCATCTAAGTGCCAAAGGTCTATTGTGTTTTGATTTGTTCCGTCATTGTTTTGATAAAGGTGCAATGACATATTTGCACCATTTAAGTATGAAGATGTATCATACATTTTAATTTTGTTTTTAACACCTATCTGTTCAATCTGTATTGCAAGATTATTACCACCTGTCTGTTTGATGGTAATTTCATTATCATTAGCAGATGCCACACTAGTCCAGCACAATCCTATAAGGGAAAGTGTAAATAGAAGTGCAATGTACTGTGTGGTATCTTTCATTGTTCTATATCAACCATAAAAATAATAATGTTATTACGACTCCTTCCCCGAATGCCAACCAATACATGTGGTAGTCTTCAAGTTCAACTGCATGTTTAAATCCTTGGATTTGTTTTTCATGCCAGTTACGGAATAATTTCCAAATACTCATATAGTATCTCCTAGTTTGTTTGTGTGATGGTAATATTTATAGACGAACCATCACCCACTTTAATTAGTGAACTTTTTTCGTCTGTATTGGTTCTAATCGTTGTTTGTGCAAAGATTGGGACTTTGATAGAGATAATTCCCTGTACTTCCCTGTAGAACCAAATTTGACCAAGACCCTTGTCAACAATTGTATTGTATTGAGTGTCTTTATCAAACCCAAATGCAGTTCCATCTATTCTTGCAACAGCAAAAGGGTCTGACCCTCTTTCTGCATCAATACCAACCTTTCGGTCAATCTCAAGAACTACATCTAGTAAATCTTGTAAGAAATCGATATCTAATAAGTCTCTATCGAGTTCTGTATATTCTAATTCATCATCTTCAAAGTAATCCTCTTCTAAATCGTTGAACTCTAAAAAGTCCACGTCTAGAATGTTGTTACTATCATTTTCGTTTGTTGATGATTCTTCTGCAACTTGGTCAACAACCTCTTCGGGTGGATTCACAATAAACATATTGTCAATCATACTTGCATCAATTCCCGATACTGTTACAGGTTTGGTTGGTGAGTCGTCATACGTTGAAACCATCGTTGCCTGATAAGCTTCATCAAGTGTAATACTTCCACCTGCATTGCTGACTATAATCTTACCTGAAGGGTTACCAAATTTATCGGGTAGCAATATAACAAGTGACCTTCCGATTTCATCAATAGTTGTAGTGAAATCTGTACCAACTACAGCAATTTGTGCTGTCGGTGTGGACACTTTAATATTACTTTTCTTTATTTTTCCACCGAAACCCGATGCAAATCGAGCAGTGCCTTGTGCCATTCTGATTGACATTTTGGATAAGGATGGGTCGGGGTCATAGTAGACCTCGTCTATCCAAACCTTAGTATGTTCTGTCAAATCCAGTTGTTCACTTCCTTGGAACTGGATTTTCATTCTACCATTTTGAGTCTTTGCTGTATCATACATCAAGACTTCGGGTTCACTATCTGCACTGACAAGAGTGGACTCTCCGTCTCTCTGAAGTCCTGCTGAACCCTTGTATTCTACAATCTCACCTATCGGTTCACCTTGAAGTGAACCAATAAGTAAAATATTAATCAGTAGAGTCTTTTTGAACAATGTCGATATTTGCATTTGAAGTCACGAATGACACATCAATAATACCACTACATGATGAACCAACTGGACAACCAGCATCTGAACCACTCTGTTGAGTAATGTCGATGTCGTTTGTTGAACCAGTTAAGACTGCAATGATACTGTTATCTGTTGCGTCAGCCTGAATGGTATTAATGTCATTTGATGAACCAGTTATAGTCCAATCCCATACTGCATTATCACTATCTATTTTAGTAGTGAACACGTTACTAGAACCACTTAGTGTTAAGTCCCAGTTTAAGTATTCTGCAGAAGCGTCATAACCAATATCTATATCAAATGTATTAGAAGAACCTGTAATAGTTCCTAACATATCTAAATAGTCTGCACTACCAACATAACCTACGTTCCAGTCCATTGAGTTTGAGTCACCAGTAAATGTTAAATCTACTGTAGCATTATCTGCAATGAAAGGCCCGAACAATTTGTTAGCATCACCATCTTGTAATAATGTTAAACTGTTAGTTGCACCAGTTAAAATCATATCAACTGAAGTGCCAGAGAAATCATCTCCACCAACTTTGTTTCCATAACCTTTTTGAGTGAAATTCAATATTAAATTGTCACCCGACTGTTGTAACCAAATCTCGTTATCATCTGCAGCTGCAGATACGATTCCAGTTAACCCTAATGATAAACATAATAAAAGAAGTTTATTCTTCATTTGTTTTTTCCTCTATTTCCCAAAAACCTCTATCGTGTCCTTGGTATATTAATTCTAAGACGGCAAGTTCAATTGCAGAACGAGTCGCTTTCGTGACTCCTTCATTTTGTGCTACCCCGTCTTCTATTTCAACAAGTTGTGTATCCATATCCACAAACTTGAACACATCATAACCACCACCCGTACTAAGAATAGTTTTCTTAGTTTGGACATTTAATAAAATTTCTCCAGTAAGTGTTGAGATTCCTCTCAAACTTACGGTCACCACATCTCTCCTATAGGAGACTGATGTACCGATGCCAAGTGTTCTTGCACCTCGTCCACCACTTTCAATGTTAGTGTCATAACCAACTATCCCACCGTCAAGTAGGATACCTGCAAACAAGAGAGGTTGTATACCCGTGGGTTCATTCTCATTACCCTCTTGATTTGCAAAATCTTCTCTAGCAGAACGAATAATCTGACGTTCTCTTACGAGTGAATCCAAACTTGTTCTCTCTACTACTCTAAACCATTTACCGTTTCCTGCAGTCTTCAGTGCATCAATTAAGAATGCTTCTGCACCTTGTGTTACTGCAGTGGAGAAGGATGCAACTCCGTCCATTCTCTTCCTTTGTCCTGTCTTATCTAGGAACCCATACACTGCAACAATAGGCATAACCTCAGCAGGTGGTAAGTCTGCAAGTTCTTGATAGGTAGGTATCTTAACTACTTCTGCCTTCTCTATACAAGTTCCCACCTTACTCATCACTGTCCAGTTACCATCTTGTCCACACGAATCTTTCATAGAAGGAATACTTGCACACCCACTGGTGAGCAAGACTAGAAGTCCTACTATCCAAAAGTTTTTCATTTAGAAGCTTCCTGTTGCAACTGGTATATCTAAAGTTGTTGTTGTTCCATCATCACTCACAATTGTTAATCTAATAACTTCTACACCATCTTCTAGTGTTATCTTTTCATATGTAACTGTATTACCTTCGATAGTGAAGGAACCGAATTGTGCAGCCTCTCCGTTAGAGAACATATTTTCTACTAACTGTTTTGCTATCTGAGCATAAATTCTGCTCTCGACATTTCTTAAAAATTTGGCAAGTGTGGTATTCTGTGCATCTCGTTCTGCTTTTGCAATCCTATCTTCTACGTCTTGTGCTATCTTGTCACGTCTTGATTTCTCTTGGTTCTCAATCGTAAGATAATGTGAACTCTGTCCTATTCCACTAAAAGACGGACTTTTGAATTTGTGTACTATTTCGTCAGCACTAACACTGGTCGAGAATAGTAGTATCAATAATATCTTTTTCATATACATTTACCGTTTCTATTATATTAATCCCTTTATCAAAGTTCCTAATATCAGTCTTCCATTTATTACTTGACCATGTTGCTTGTTTACCTGGCCAATAACATGTCTCACACCTATCTAAAGGTTCGTCACGATGTACATAATTATCAATATCTTTTGCATTAGACCAATCAACACCTTCAATCCTTTCGTTCATAGTAATGGTGCAACGATATACACCTTCTTTTGATAATGATTTACAACTATTTTTTTGATAACAATTATTCCAATTGTCCCAAATACTATAATCTATACCATCTATCTTCTCACCAAAACGAACAAATGAATCCTGTTCCCAATAATCTACTTTTGTATTTGTAGATATTCGGTCTTCCAGTCCACTTAGTCTCATTGTATCTCTTATATCACCTAATTGTTTATAGACTGATATAACTATTCTATCATAACTTTTGAGAATATCTATAATCTCATTAGTTATGTTTAGCCCATTGGTCACAATGGTTAGTGTTTCATAACACTCTTTATTTTCTCTAAGGTACTCTGTAATTTCTTTGAGTTCCTTGTGTGTTGTAGGTTCTCCACCTAGAACTTTAAGTTCTTCAACACATAAATCTAATCGGTTAAAGTTTTCTACAATGTCTTTTACATCGTCCAACTTTAAGTAGGGTATTGTTATCTTACCCTTAGTATCATAATCTCCACCGTAATCTAAAACACTACAACCAGTGCAGTGTAAATTACAAGCGTTAGTTATGTATAAATCATAACTACCTTTTAGTAGTTTTCTTTTTTTCATTTTCACGGTATTCTAAAACAACATCAACCTTTTCTTTAAGACGTATTAGGTCTTGGTCTAACATTCTAGTTTGGTCTATAACTCGAATCAATGCAAAATGCATTTTTTCTATTTCAGGGTCTATGTGTTCACTTATAAAATTCCATACAAAATATACAAAATACCCCAGTCCGACCATCATAACAACTGGAAACCCATAATCGGTAATTAACTCTACAATCATTGGAACTTCTGTTTCCATTAGTCCCTCCTTACATCAAGTTTACCGTCTTCTATAAAGTTCTCTGCACGTGCAACTCTCTCTATATCAGGCCTTAGTTCTAAAGCACTTGACACTAACATGTCTATCTTAATCATTTCGTTAGACATTGTTCTTGCTCTACTTTCTAAAGATTTGCAAAACATTGTTAGGGTTTTGATACTATCTACTATCCCTTCCATGATTTGTCTAATAATTAAAAATATGAATACTCCCATGACCAATGCCATTGCAATTGGGACACCCACATCACCTATCAAATCAAATATTGCTTCCATACCCTTATTTATATAAAAAAAGGGTGCATTTCTGCACCCCCATACGAACTATTCTAAAAGTTACTTAACAGATGATATCTGTTTAATCACTTCAGCTTTAGTGCCAGATTTCTTAACCTTAATAGATTTCTTCTCTGCAAGTTCAAAAAGTTGTTGTTTTGTCAACTTCTTAAGTTCTGCAACAGAAGGAACTACTGGTTTCGATACTGGTGTAGTTGGTTTTGCAACTGCATCTTCTTTTCCGTTAAGAAAGTAGATACCTACTGCAAGAACAACTATTACTAATATTGCATATTCCATAATATTCTCCTAACTATAGTTATATTATTTATCCATAAATGGATTTTTATCTTTTGCTTTACCAACGGCAAGCGCCAAGATTTCTAAGTACTTATACACTTTTGCCCAGATTTTATCATCTGCTGGCGTAGGGGTACAAGCTACAACGACTGAACAAATTGATATTACAATTGGTACAATCATTAATAAATTCCAAATTCCCATAACAAAGTCTATAATGCTTGAAAACATATATATCTCCTTTGATGTTATTAACCTATTATTTAGGTATTTGTACTACCAATAGAATATTTAGTGGTCAATTTCCACTCGGTTTTCTCTTTGTATGGAATAATTTTTACTTGTGATAGGGGTACGGTAGGTGTTTCTATTCTAGTCGGGTCTACAACAGTTAGTAGTTTCCACTGTTGTAAGAGTCCACATATAGTGTTTCTTCTACCTAAGTCACTCTCTTCTATAGTTGTTGGTTTACCATCTAACTGGAACAACTCTTTGAAATGGACTATGTAGTATTTGCCTCTTTTGTGTAGTATATGACATGATTGGAATAATTCCTGCTCACGTCTAGAAGCGATACCGATTCTTGATAGGGTTTCTCTTATTTTTAGGAAGTCGTCTCGTTCTGCGAAGGTTACTTCAGCTAACTTTTCGACTAGTTGGTCTTGTTCATTCATTATCTGTTCCACCAGTTTTCATTCTCTTTTTCATTTTACGGACATCACTATCGGATAATATACTCATGTAGTCTTTGGCTTCTCTAGTACTTATCTCGTAGTATTGTTTTATGACATCAAGTTTGGTACTCGTATATGGTTTTTGCCACTTCGAGAACCTCTGTCTTTTCCTTAAAGTATTTAGGAAAAAAAGGTATTGAAGGCGGTTTTCCGTACCGTGCCTGATGTTCATTTCGTTTGAAAAAAAGACGGAATCTTGGTGATAAGATAATGCCTTATTGGTTAGAAATGGTGCATATGATTTCTCTTCGATATCATCAACCATAATATCCTTCTTTTCAGAAGATACTGATTTTACGAAATCGAAAGGGTTGGTTTTAGACATTAGTGGTATATGCGTCCACTAAAGCTTGTCCTGTAAGTCTTTCACCCAGTATAATAGTTGAACCGTCATCCAAGGTTCTCTGAACACTACCATCGTTGTATTCAACGTCTAAGACGTTCCTGCGGCCTTCTGCTGTGTCTTGTGGTCTAGTATCATAATACATTGAATCTAGTGAATGTGCATGTAAAGCCCTTACCTTATTTGCCCATTTTTCTGCTTCTAGTTTTAGTCGTTGTTTTTCAACTTTATCATTGTATTGACTCATGTATTATCTCCATCACTATATTTTACTTTGTGTTTGTCATAAATTTTTCTGTTTTGTTTATCTGCAGTTCTTTGAAATG